CACATGGTAGGCAATCAGCACCTGGTTCATGCGCAAAAACTCCCAGCAGCCAATCAGGCGCAGGGCCTTGGTCCGCAAACCGGTTTCCTCGAGCACCTCCCGCGCAATGCCGGCCTCGGGCGATTCACCCGCCTCCATAAAGCCGGTGATCAGGCCAAACATGCCCGGCTGCCACATGGCGTTGCGCGCCAGCAGCACCTGGCCCTGGTCATTCTCGACGACGGCAGCCAGTACCGGCGTGGGGTTGCCCCAGTGGGTCCAGCCGCAAGCGGGGCAGCGCAGCCGGCTGACCTCTCCGCTGTCCTCGGTCATCACTTTCCATTGCAGCGCCGTGGCGCAGTTCACGCAAAATTTCGTTTCGTATTGCATAAGGCTTTCGTGCCGGCACTCGCCGATCGGCGTGCGCGTTAGGCGGGAAATACGCCAGTGGACAGATAACGGTCCCCCCGGTCGCAGACGACGAACACAATGGTAGCGTTGCGTTCACGGCGCGCAATTTCCTGAGCGACATGGCAGGCGCCTGCGGCGGGAATGCCGGCAAAGATGCCTTCTTCGCAGGCGAGGCTGCGGGCCATGTCCTCGGCATCGTTTTGGGTCACGTACACCATCTCATCGACCGCGCTGGGGTCATAGATCTTGGGGAGGTACTCTTCAGGCCACTTGCGGATACCCGGGATGCGCGATCCCTCGGTCGGCTGGGCACCGATGATGCGCACCGCCGGGTTCTTTTCCTTCAGGTAGCGGGACACACCGGTGATCGTGCCAGTCGTGCCCATCGCACTGACGAAATGGGTGATCTGGCCACCCGTCTGCTCCCAGATCTCGGGGCCGGTGGTCTCATAATGGGCGCGCGGGTTGTCCGGGTTGGCGAACTGGTCCAGCACAATGCCCTTGCCTTCGGCCACCATCTTGTCGGCCAGATCGCGCGCATATTCCATGCCACCACTCTTGGGCGTCAGGATCAACTGCGCGCCATAGGCCTTCATCGTCTGTGCACGCTCGATGGACAGGTCCTCGGGCATGATCAGCACCATGCGGTAGCCCTTGATGGCGGCAGCCATCGCCAATGCAATACCGGTGTTGCCCGAGGTGGCCTCGATCAAGGTATCACCAGGCTTGATCTCGCCACGCTCCTGGGCGCGCTGGATCATCGACACCGCCGGCCGGTCCTTGACCGAACCGGCCGGGTTGTTGCCCTCGAGCTTGCCCAGCACCACATTGCCATTGGCCTCGTTGTAGTCAGCACCAATGCGCTGCAGGGCCACCAGGGGTGTCTTGCCGATCGCATCTTCAATCGTTGGGTATTTCTTGGAGCTCATTATTTGTGCCATAATTGCGAGCTGCGATACAGACACAGCCCGGGTGGTGAAATTGGTAGACGCAGGGGACTCAAAATCCCCCGCCGCAAGGCGTGCCGGTTCGATTCCGGCCCCGGGCACCACACTCAAAGCCGTTAAGTTTAAACAACTTAGCGGCTTTTTCTTTGTCTGGTGTGGAGTGCTGCATGGCTAGGCGTTCGCGGTTGAAACAGGTTGCGCTTGTATAAAAACTATAGCAGCCGACATTCTAACCAGAGGGCAAGCCCCTTGTTACGTTGGTGTTGGGGGGTGCGGTCAGCCGCAGCCTTGACACGGCACCAACGGAACCCGCTCTTCCCCCTCCGAATCAGTTTGGGCATCAATCTTTGCGCCCCTTCAACGCAAAAAAGAGCCTCCCCGGCAGCCGATGGCGCCAGAGAGGCTCTTTGCCTGAGGGATCAAGGGGCAGCGCAGGCTTTGTCGGTATCGTCGCCTCCCAGCCGGCGCTCTGTATTCACCTGACTGCACAGTGGAGCTACTTCCGCATCACGTCGCCTAAGATGGCCTCCGAGTTCTGCGACCACGCCGAGGCCTTGTGCAAGCTGTCGGTCGAGGGCTGCCGCTTTATCTGCAAGATCGCTGCGGGCAGCGGCGTCGGCCTGGGCTTGCGCACGATAAGTGGCGGCTCGGCTGTCGGTGTCGCGGTGCAGGCGCTCAGCGCGGGCAAGCTCAGCGCGCACATCCACATCAATGCCAGTCTTGAAGGCTGCCAGCTGGTCGGCGTTGTAAATCGTATCTTGGGCATGTTTGCTCTCCAGTTGGGCGGTATGGGCTTCGTCTTTGCGTGCAGCCTCGGCCCGCGCCGCCAGCGCTCGCATATGGTCTGCACGCAGCTCGGCAATGCGGGCGCTTGTCTGCCAGCCTTTGGCGATCCAGCCTGTCGAAAAGGCCAGCGCGGCCATGATGGCCGCCAGCAACAGCTTGATCTGCAAGGTCATAAGCCCTCCTCGCAGATCTCGCCGTTGGCATTGCCGCGGCTTTGCAGGCCAGGCAGCACTACCGACACGCCATGGACCGTGCCGCGGTTCCAGCGCAGGTTTTCTCGGCAGGCACCGGCCACATCACCGGCATTGGCCTTACGCAGCAAGGTCGATCCCTCCAACGCGGCCTCGCCCTTGTTGTGGATGAAGTCGATAAACACCGCTTGCTGCAGCACCGTGTACCGGTCCCAAAAGCGAAAAAGCCGCTTTGCAGCGGCTTCTGATGCCAGGTAGCGGTTTTTTTCCAGTCCATAGCAGTCCACCGGTGAGTAATAGCGCCCGGCCACCACATCGGGCCCGGTGAGGCCATTGCAGACCGTCAGCGGCGCCCCCTTGCCCAGCCGGTCCACATACGGCTTGCCGATATGGCGGTAACTGCTTTCGTAAAAACTGCCCATGACCAGAGCAATCTTGGTGGCATCCGAGGTGCCCGTGTCGGCCGCCACGGCCTGGATATAGGGGCTTTGCGCAGCC